AATGTTAGAGGGGTGAAAATCGTTATGAGTCCATCCCTCCTTCTCCAAAATAGTTAAAATTTTAAAAATCTGTATATAAATATCTTTTTTAGAACCATGAAATTCTTTAAGAGTAGTATCCACTTTGGACCATACAGCAACTCCCTCTCGATGATCATACAATTGCATAAAGTGATCAGGATATTTGGCAGCTACTGTTTCAGCAAATTCTACTTCCTGTTTACCAAGAGGCCCTTCTTTCAATGCATAATGCATCCCGTTAGAGTTGATCGCATTGTAAACAGTTCCTTCCCGTCCTTTTCCTATAATATTTTTTCTAGTAATATTATTTAATAATCGTTTCTTTCGAATCGTTTTCATCCCTACTTTTTAGAAGAAAATAGATTCTAACAAATAGAGAAATGTTAATCCATTCTTTGAGTTACACTCAAAGAATGGATTAAGATTTCAATCTTAAAATATAAAATAATCGCTTCGCGATTATTTTATATTTTAAGATTAGAAATGAGCCTCGCTATTAAAATGACTCGCGTAGCGAGTCATTTTAATAGCTCACTGATTTCCAAGAAGAGAGAAGAGAAATTGCTTTGCAATTTCTCTTCTCCCTTCTTAGAAATGAGCCTAGGTAGCACCGCCTCCGCGTACGACAGTGCATGGAACCGCATCAACTCTACGGAAGGGGCGTTAGTTCGTGACAGCGCTTCTTTCGGTATGTTTAATTACACACAGATTCCCGAGAAGTTTACGCATCCCAAGCAGACTCGCAATGCACTCGGACTTGTAGGAGGCAATGAAGTGAGCAACATTAGTGGCTCGGTGGTGGATTTGGAGAGTGATTTATTTGGAATCACTCGCAACTTGACCAAGTGTGCGCCACGGGAATATGTTCCTGCCTGTCCGCTGGGGGGCAAAGATTGCCCTGCTTATCCAGGGGATCGCACCTTTGTAGATCGGGCGACGGGTGCAAAACATACCATTCGGACCATGCCCAAAGATCTTCCGACCTCTCAATTCACATCGTATCCTGGTGTTGGAAGTCCTCTCCCCCTCCAACAATCCATCGCCTATCCTAAACTATTTTAAACCTTTTGACTGCTATACATAAAAATAAGCTAAAGGATATTCCGGTTAAAAATCCTGTAAAGAAACCATTTGAATAGCCTCCCGTATAATCCATTTCTAGATAATCTAAATTCATTTATTAGTTAATTCTTGCACCCCTTTAGAAGATGTATGCAAGTGTTGAAGAACCGCGTGTAGACCGATCCTTTAACCGTCAACGGTACGATACGATCCATACGATTGATGATATGCGTGTTACGACGGGCCCCGGTCGTTACTCTCTCGCAGATCCTGGTCTAACGAACATGGCTGCGTGTTTGGCCCCCGAACCTACGATTCGGGCGCAGAAGTGGGCGGCTACCCCTCTCAACAATAGTTTCATTCGTACCGATGTGGAAAGTGATCTATTTAATATTGATCGCCCTGGATCTCGTGTCATTGGCCACCAGTACAATCCTCACAAAAACAAGGTAAACGAGGCTAAGACGACAGCACCGAAGGAATGTGATTTTCCTCAGACTTACAGTCGGTTGGTGGATCCTCCTTGCACCGGTCGGGGGGTGGGGTGGAATCGTTTTGAATATCTTTGCCAAAATCCCCAAGAACATGTGATGATGCCGTTTGATTGGTTAGTTCTGTCTAAATTGCAGTCCAAAGATGCTTCCCGATTGGGACGGTGTGCTGCTCCTATCAAACCTCCTCCTGGTCCTGGATCTGCTATTACGATTGAATCGGTAGCTCCCCGAGATTTTGGAAATATTGAAGAGGCCAAGGCCATGCAAGTAGATCCCTCCTTGTATTGGAATCCTGCCTCTACCCAGTTTGCTCCCACTGGTGAAAATCGGGTAGGAAAATGGTAAATGTTCATTCATACTTCTTCTATACAACCTATGTTATATAGAAGAAGAGATGTATCTAATTGTGTTAGGAGCCATTGCATCAGCCATACCGGCTATTTGTATGAAAGAATATGCTCGTAGTCATGAAATGCATTGGTTACTATTTTCATTTATTTCCTATGTTATACTAATGTATGCTTATTATAAATTGTTTGAATTTACCAGTGTATCTGTAATGTATCCTTTCTTAAAAGTTTTATCAATTCTTTTTGTAATTGGAACTGGTGTGTTAGTCTTTGGAGAACAGATTACTACTAGAATTACTTTAGGATTGTTGTTAGGAGTGGGGTCGATCTATTTACTTTCAAATTCTAGCCCACAGTAGAGTTTTCATGGAGGTTGCCACACTAGCAGGGATGTTAGGATTAGGATACTTTTTTTCACCCAAGAAGGAAGGGTTTACGGATTCTACTGCTACTAAATCAAGTGAACGAACTCCTCCCAATCGTCCTACGATTCCCGGTTCTCCTCGTCAGCCCAATACGAGAACCATTGGGGGGTATGATCGTCAGTTTCGCGTTCCTACCGGTGGTTCTCTTCCCAGCGAACCGTTTCCCAAAGGTCTTTTGAATACGATGCCCGATCATTTTCCTATTTCTCCTCCCACCCTCCCCGCTCCAACAGGATTAGCGGTTGATTTTCCTCTTCTTCAAATGCGTCCCGATTCTATTGAATACAGTCCTGCTGCTTCCCTTAACAAGGCACGAGAAGGTGATCACGTGAAGAGTTCTTTAGCCGGTATTCAGATTGCTTCTAGTGATTTTACTCATAATAACATGGTTCCTTTCTTTCGAGGATCGGTGAAACAGAATATGGGAGATAGGAGTAATGGAACTCTTTTGGATGAATTTACAGGAGCGGGTTCTTTGCAGTTCAACAAACGGGAACAGTCTCCTATGTTTGAACCTGCGAAAGAGCCGATGGGGAATCCATTTGGGTTAGAGTCCTCCACTGATTTTATGCAAGGTCGCATGGTAGAATCTAGAAATCGTGCCAATGAGAAGCCGTTTGAAAGCATTCGAGTGGGTCCAGGATTGAATGAAGGATTTACACAAATTCCGAGTGGTGGATTTCAGCAAGAAGCGGGAACAGACTTTCTGCAATCAAGAATGCCGAGGACGGACGATCTTCGGAGGGCAGATAATCCTAAATTAACGTATGCTAAGCCGGTAGTACCGGGTGCTCACTTCATTACAACGAGTGTAGCTCCGGATACCTTTGGAGATGTTAATAAATACCGTCCTGATACATTTTACATTAATGAAAAGGGAGAACGAAATTTTGGAGGAAAATCAGATACGACCAAGGCTATGATGGAAAGTATTCAGATTCTGAAAGATACTACTCGTCTTACAACAACGACGGAGTATGCAGGAGTAGCTGCACAGGCAGAAGGCAAGGCCACGTATACTGTAGGGGCTACGAGAACCCCTTTGGTGAAACAGATGGGAGCGTATGGATATCGTAATGCGGATATGTCTGAATATACCAATCCTAATATGGATGCGAGTGAAAATGACTACGGGAAAGCTTCTATTGATATTCGTCCGAATGAGCGATTTTATACGGGCGGGAGGGTTCATGCGACGAACTTGAAACCTGCTGATGCAGGAGATGTTAGTTTACCTTTGCAGGACATTGCAAAAGGGAGTCGAAAAGAGTTAATGACCGATTGGAATTTTTTAGGTATTTCAGCTCCTACGAGTGAGCAGCCCAAACTAACAATTTATGATCCAGATGATGTGGCCAGGACGACGGTTCGAGAAACTACTTTTGTGGAGAATTATGTTGGAGTCAATGCACCTGCTTCTGCTCCTGAACGATTGACAGTATATGATCCCGATGATGTAGCAAAAGTGACGGTTCGTGAAACTACGTTACTGCAGGATTACATTGGAATTCGAGGGAGTGCTGATACGCCCAGGAAGCCAGAACATCGTTGGTCGGCCAAGAACATGCGCCAGTATGCACAGAGGGAACGTATTGCAGAGGGACGGGCGCCGCATGGTGTAATTAACGGCGGATTGTTCAATGGAGAGGATAACATTAATTTACAATACCGTAAGATTGTATCGGATTCAGTCAATGATCGTGAACCGGCATTGGATCGTGTACAGGGGGAATCGGTTTCAAAGGCGGCAGTGGGGATTCAGCGCCCGAGAGCGATTCTGAAACTGAATGTAGCAGCGGAGCGAAACGATCCTATCTTTGTTCAATCCGTAGAACAGAATCCTTATAATATTGCATTGTATAAGGGAGGACTTCCTGGTAAAATGCAAACGCCTTTTCCAAACTAAAGGTAGGGAATGGACTCGCTTCAACTACACAATTTACCGACGTATTGTATTAATTTAGAACGTCGAGAGGATAGGTGGGAGTTGCTTAAATCGCAACCAGGATTTAAGGAATTTAAATCAATTGAACGCTATATTGGAGTGGATGGTAAATTGATTGATATAAAAGAGGATGCACGGATTAGTTTTCTTACAAAACGAAATATTTTGTTAAATACGCGTCGATCTCATGAGCAGCTTTCTACGGCGGGAGGGGTTGGATGTTATCTTTCGCACATTCATCTTTGGCAAACATTTTTACGAGACTCTTCTGCTCCGGTTGCTCTCATTTTTGAAGATGATATAAAACTTCCTGCAGGTGTAGCCACTACATTGCAAACCTTTTTTAATAAGTCTCCGATCTTAGCCGATCCTACTCAGTGGGATTTTTGTATTTTATCTCCCTCCAAGACCTATTCAATTATTGGAGAATCGTTTCATGGATCTTCTGATTTATTTCGATTGGAACGGTTCTTCTGTCTAGCAGCGTATATGATCACCCGACGCGGAGTAGAACGTGTTCTCCCCCATTTGCTTCCAATTGAGTCTCATATTGATGGATTTTTAACGGTAGGATCCTCTCTTCGCACCATTGATGTAGTAGGTCCCAAAGAAAGAATTATTCACTATAATATTTCAAAGAGTGATATTAATGATCCAAATAAATGCATTATATGTGATGTGAAAACTAATTTTGAAGAGGAGAGTGTCTTGATACCAAAAACAACGTATTGGCGGTATCAAGCCGAAGAGGCTCTTTTATTAGGTGCGGTTGCGTACACTTTGTACAAAGTGTGGTCCAAACAAAAATAGATCCCCTAGATATAAATGAGCACCCGCAAAGCGAATCGTAAGAATGGAACGCGGAAGCAGTCTGGTGGAAAGAGGGCTCCTACAGAATGGACAAAACTAGTTACAGCTGTATACAAAGAACTAAAAGCAAAAAATCCAAGTGCAAAATTGGGAGATGCTATGAAGGAAGCGGCAAAGCGCAGGAAGGTACAGAAGAAGTAAAACACTCCAACATCATTGGAATTAAATAATCTAAAATTTTATCACATTCTTCAGCGGAATAAATGATAAGTTCATCAGTAACATACTCGACACATTCTTCCAGTGTAGTAGCATCTTTTGATCGTTCCATAATAAATAACGCATTTACATAGTGTGAAGTATTCATTCTATGTTATTGCTATATATAGATGTTGTTTAGGTTTTAAACAATTAATCCCAATAAAAGAGATAGAATGTTAGACACTGCTGAATATGATCCTTATTCACCCAAAATAATATCGGAGATTGTAGGAAATACTTCTATATGGAAAGAATTGGCTACACAGATTCAGGAAGAAAAAGTTCCACATTTGTTACTTTGTGGTCCAGCTGGATGTGGAAAGTCATTATTTTTAAAGATGGTGTTGCACGGAAGGGCCATTTTACGGATTGATTGCACGGCGAATGCAGGATTACGAGATTCGAGAGATTCGATACGGGCGTTTGCAAAGGGGGGGAGAACGGCAACGGGGCAGTTTCGATGGATTGTGTTTGAACATGCGGATGCACTTCATGCAGATACACAAGCTTTTTTACGACGAATGCTAGAAACTACTTCAGCGCATACTCGAATTGTGTTAGAGGTTCGAGATATTGGAACAATTACAGAACCTTTAGTAAGTCGAACTACATTAGTTCATGTGAGAGCGCCTGAAGAAACAGAATTAATTTACGAACTGTTACGAAGAACAAACTTTGAAATTTCTAAAGATAGTATAAAATATATTGCAGAAAAAACAAAGCAGAATGTACGAACAGCAGTGTTAGAGGTGTTAGCACTTTGGAAAGGGGTTGGTTCAAAAGATAATTATTCAAAATTGATTGAATCTTATTTAGCAACGCGGCCATCCAAAGCGGATCATTGGGTCTCTTGGGCAACTTTCACTGAACAGGCAGCTAGAATGGAAGGAATTGATTTGCGAGATATTTTAGTAGCGGGGTGGCCGCATCATTCGGTCGTTTCGCAAACATTGGCACAATGGTCACGATTGGGAGGAATGTCTTGCAGAGCTTTCTTTTTTTCAGCTCTTTACAAAATTTTATGCGCGGAAGGGATTCTAAAATGAATTCAGAGAAGAAAGTACTATGGAATCAGTCAGTCTATACAGTGAAGCTAGGAATGAATATTTGAAGCAGATGGCCTCCTGGCTATCTTCCCCGATTGTAGAATTCTTTCGAGAGGAGTATCAAAAAATTTCTACCAAAGATGCGAGTAAAGCTATGAGTGCATTTCAAACTTGGTGTGCTGATGTTCCTAAATGGAATCAAGATATCATTGATACCAACGTATCTACTGTATTAGATACCTGCCGTTGCGATTATGTAGAAGAGTTGATGACCGCTGTATTTATTGCACATACTAAAATGTTGACTGCAATTCGAGTTTCTCCAAAACAGAAAAAGATGAAGATTACACTTCCTAAATTGGATCATTTCTTACATCGTGTATTTATTGAATGTGCCAGAGGGTTTTGGAAAGCCCCTTTTCTATTTCTAGAATCGGTTCCTATGATTGAAAAACAGAAAAATGTGTTACAAATGGAATCAATGTGCATTGAAGCGTTGAGTGGAGCGGTTCGCTCACTGCTTCCTGTAAAATCTATTTTGAATGAATATTTGGCAGAGGATGAAGACGATAAAGAGGAGGAGGAGGAAGAGGAAGAGAAAGTAGAAAATAAAAAATCAAAAGTAGCTCTTCCTCTTCCTTCTACCATTGCTGCTACTGCTGCAGTAGTAACACCTTCCACAATTGCTGCAGTAGTAACACCTTCCACAATTGCTGCAGTAGTAACACCTTCCACAATTGCTGCAGTAGTAACACCTTCCACAATTGCTGCAGCAATTCTATCAACAAATACTATCTCTCCATCTCTTGTGATTAAAGAGGATCATTCTGCAATCCTTCCTCCTATCAAAGAGGGTGCTATTGCTGAAAAAGTAGGTGAAAATCGTTTTATGATTGATACGGAACCGAGTGTACATTTTACACCGTATGATACAGTGTTTGATGAGAGAAATGAATCTGGAAGTGAGATACGGTATTCACCCAAGATTAGCAGCGAGGATAAGCCTGATAGCCATTGGGGAGAGGATGAACCTGTGCAACGTATTGAAATTGGTAAAGAAGGTACTTCTCTTTCGCTAGACGATATGGAAGATTTGAATGCTCCTCCTCCCTCTGAGGATGTAGATGCTCCTTTGACCTCCTTTGGTGAGTTTGAAGAACTGAGTTAAAATAGAATTCCTTACAAATGCAAACGCCGGTCTTTCTTGGATCCGCTGTAGGGGGAGGATTATTGTCTAGCTTTGCCGCCGCAGGGTGGTCGTCGTATAAAGATTCTAAACTCCCCGATGTTGCATCCCTCTTTCGATGGTTTTTAGTGGGATTACTTACAGTGGGATGTGCTGCTTATGCTTGGTTATTTGGGGCAGGAGGAGATCCTTCCACCCTTCTAACATCAGTAGGCGAAGTGTTAGAGGTGAAGGAAGTTATTCAATCTATGGCAGGATCCGCAGCTACTGCGACTCCTTCTTTAGCAGAAGAGCTTACTATAGGTATGCCTAAGTTTTAATCGTTTTTATTTTCTATTTTTAATTTCAAACTATAAATAGAAGATGGCAAGAACTTATGATCCATTTTCATTTTCTGTAAATTTTAATCCAATTAGTCCAATTAGTAATACGGCAGATGGATTTATTTTTTCAGAAATTACATTAAAAGAAGAAAAACCGCTACCGGTCGCACCACCACCACCACCACCAGTCGCACCACCACCACCACAACCAAAATCAATATTAGCAGTAAGACTAGAACATTTAAGAGCAAACCGCGCACGTTTACAGGCAGCTGCAGCTTCTGCGGCTGCAGAAGTCAAGCGTATAAAAGGCGAAGAACAGGCATTTGTAGATAAAATACGATCTATTCCAATGACGAGTACAGATGTTCCAAAAACTGGTTCGGATCGATTGGCCTATATTATAAAGAGACGATCGGGTTGGTTAAACACCACAACTATCAACGTTCAGTATGATCACTCGAACGAGGATATTCAAACTATACTAGAACAATTCAGTAACGCACTTGATAAAACTCTAACATCTGTAACAAGTACTCCAGATATTATTATTCTACATAAAACTAGTGATCCAAAATCTGGATATATTTTAATTACACCAACTGGGTACACATCCTTCAGTATTTTTTGTAAAACAGGTTGTTTATCTGTATTATTTGTAACCTTTTGCGTTGGTATGGATTTTCTAATTACAGTTACCCCTACATTAATTACACCAAATACATTAACTGTAGCGGCTTATAAACATTTTGAGCCAGTTTCATTTATACATGAAGGACAAGATGTAGGATTAGATGTTGATTTAATGAATATGTATGCTGCCGAATCAAGTATATCTAGTGTAGTATTTAACGATATTCCAGATTTTAATAATATATGGAACAAACCTGCAGAAAACACGGCTGATATATCCATTGGTGGAATTGGTGTGACACATGAACGACGTGTAAAAGATATAGAATGGACGATCCCTTATTTTTATGTGAAACGAACAATGGTGTATAAAAAAAGTATGTTTCCAAAAGGTCTTACAAATATTGTAGATGATCTAGAAATAAAACGACGATCACATTCTAAACTGCGTGTAAGAGGGACTGATGGATCAACTGGTTGGAGAAATGCACAAATTCGTAGAAGACACTTACCTGTGATTATGGATCCAGGTACAAATGCTACAAATATTAAAAATCTAGAAGATGAAAAGATTGTTGGATTTATGCGTGGATCTATGGTAGGAAAAGCACTTGTAAAAACACATTCTGATTTCAATTATATAAAACCATGGGATACATGGGGAGATGCAAATGTTGCTGCTGCAATTGCAGCAGGTGAATCGGGTACAAGTGTACCTGAGAGTATGGTTCTATCAGACGGTGAATATTTTGCATTTCCTTGCAAAGAGGGCACTGGTGTTGCAGAACATTTGTCTATCTTTCTTGCCAAACAATTAATGGGAGATACAGTAAATAAATTAATAACAACATATGAGTTGGATGAAGAATCTTCTGCACCAGTCTCTTCTGTAGCAGTCTCTGCCGCACTCCCACTTTCCAAAGATGCAGCGGATGACATTGCAACCAAACTTGCTACCCATAGTATTGGATTTCAAAATGCAGGGTCTCAATGTTATAAAAGTGCTGCATTACAAATGTTCACGCATATGTCAGAATTTGTATCAACTGTCTTACAACTAAAAAGTAAAGTAGTTCCGATTCCAGCACTTCAAACACTTTTATTAGAATTAAATAAAAATCCGACTACATTTGATCCTGAAACATGTGATATTGAAAAAGCAGATATTACAAAGCGATTAGGATGTGTGGCAAAAGTTGGAACTCAACAAGATGCTGCGCAATTTATAGATCAATGCATTTTTCAAAAATTAAGCACATTGTATGAAACAATTTATACAGATAACACCAATCCAGATCAGGTACTCTTAAAACATTTTTTAGAACAATGCGCAACAATTAGTAATACTTCTTACTATATTTCAGAGGCATGTTTACCTGAAGATAAAACAGGAGAATCACAACATGAAGAATTATTTTTATATAGTGTAGCATTGAATGGTACCGATATCTCGGATATACTTACAAAGCCAATGTGTGAGAAATTGGATAAAACATTACTAAGTTTTCCTTCAGCAACTCATCGATCCTATAATATTAATTCTTCTGGATTGTATTTTATAATGAGTTTGAAACGATTTGATAACAAATTAAATAAACTACAACAATCTATAAATATTAATGATATGATTTTGATTGGAACTGAATCAATCGAGTATCAATTACAAGGAATTATTGTTCATTCTGGGCTAACACTTCGTAGTGGTCATTATGTCTATTTTTGGAGAACAGGTGATACAACCTGGAAATTAATTAGTGATTCATCTGTATCAGATGTTACAAATACAACTACTGCAGACGGACATATAAAAATACCATCTACTTATAATACTGAACAAGACGGATATATATTTTTATACAAGCGAACCAATCCTATTGATCGCTATGCAAATTTAGATGAGATTATTCATAGAAGATTACCAGAGCCCCCTTTTTCCTCTTCCTCTTCTTCCTCTTCCTCTTCTTCTCCTGCAGCCCCTTTTTCCTCTTCCTCTTCTTCTCCACCAGTCTCAACACCAGTCTCTCCACCAGTCTCCTCAACACCAGTCTCTTCTGCAGCAGCAGGAGCAGCAGGAGCAGCAGGAGCAGCAGCAGGAGGTGCCGGTGGGCCTTCACCTCGACCTACATCACATGCACCATCTTCTTCGAACCCAGACGCAGTAGCCGCACGAGCAGCAGCAGCAGCACCACCACCACCAAAACTAGCAGCAGCAGCAGCACCACCACCACCAAAACTAGCAGCAGCAGCAGCACCACCACCACCAAAACTAGCAGCAGCAGCAGCAGCAGCAGCACCACCACCAGCAGCAGCAGCAGCACCACCAGCGTTTTCATCTTACCCTGTTTATAAAATTACTAAACCAACAGGCGGATTTGTAACCTTACAAATTATTGAACAAGATATTACAAAAATAAAGGTTGATGTAATTGTAAATGCAGCCAATGAACAAATGCTAGGAGGAAGTGGAATTGATGGTGCTATCCATAAGGCAGCCGGACCCACACTTTTAGAAAAATGTAGGGCATTACCTATATTACGTAGTACTGTGCGGTGTGAAACAGGATCTGCAAAATTATTAAAAGGTCGATTTGCAGATACCCTTGCTGCTCCAAATGTAATTGGAGCAGTAGGTCCAATGGGAACTACTGCAGGCAGAATGCGTTTACTGGCAGGTGCATATAGTGAAAGTATAAAACTTGCAGTTAAAGAAGGATATAAATCAATTGCATTTCCTAGTATTTCTACTGGTATATTTGGATATCCATTAGAAGAGGCAGCTAGAGTTTCTTTAGTTGCTATTAGAGACGCAATTGATTTATATAAGGCTACTTCATTGACTCATATTTATATTTGTATATTTGGTAATTCGCCACAGAAAAATACCGAAATAATCAAAACAATAACAGATGCAGCGAACTATCTATTTTCTACAAAAGGCGGCCATCGCCAAACCCGCAGCAAACGAATCAATCAACGAAAACGAACCTTAAAACGGTAATTTTCTAGTCTAGTTATTAATGTTGGTCCACAGATGAGCCAACATTAATAAATTTATAAAACTATACATACATCATTGTATGCGACATATTCGTTTCCTTCCTCTTCAAAAACTTTTCTAGATGAGATCTATGCAACGTAAAGGGCAAAGCAAATCCTTCAATGGCAAAGGGAACTTGTTTAGGATGATTGTAAAAGCGTAGCAAATTAATCTTATTTACTACCGTCTGAATACAACGTTTCAACTCTCGTACACCAGGTTCTCCATTGGTATAATGTTCAATAATGTATTCAATCATGTCACGGTTAAACATTACTTTTTCAAAGAGTCCTACTTCGCGAAGAGCCTGACCCACCAAATAATCTTCCGCAATCTTCACCTTCTGTTTTACATTGAAGCCTTCCACCGCAATGTTATACATACGATCCTTCAAAATAGGATTTACCTTTTCATGATTGTTGTGAGAGAAGATAAAGAGGCAACGAGAAAGATCTAAATCAATCCCCGTAAAATACTTGTCCTGAAAGCGATCATTCTGCGACCCATCCGTCAAATGAATCAACATGTTCATAATCTCCTCCCCCTTCGGCGTCTCTGATACCTTATCCAATTCATCAAAATAGAAAATAGGATTCATACATTTGGACTGGATCAATACATCTACAATCTTACCCCACGTAGATCCTTCATACGTGTAAGAGTGTCCATCTAGGAAAGAAGCATCGGTCGCACCCCCTAGCGTAATAAAATGAAACGGACGATCCAAGGCCTTGGCCACCCCGTCCTTGATCAACGATGTTTTTCCAATGCCAGGCGGTCCATGAATCGAAAGAACATTGCCATGCGATTTTGGATTGGCCACCCAAGCACTTACAAACTGCATAATCTGCAGTTTAGCATCATCGTGGCCATAAATAGCAGAATCCATGCAAGATCGAACCGTTGTCATAAACGCTCCACACTTTTCAGGACCATCCTCCATCTTCACCGGTAAATCCTTGTACGTTCCTAACGGAAGACCCGTAAACCCATCAATCCAATGCGAACACTTGTAATATTCCGTAGAAGAGGGATCAATGTTGCAAAGAGCATTGTACTTGGACATCGCAATTCTCTGAAGACTCGGACGAACTGCAACCTTCTCCAAAATTTTAAATTTAATCGGTACTACTACAACCGTAGGACTTGCTTTGTACTCTAACACTTTCAATAGAGATGACTGCTTTTCGGGAACTAATGATTTAAAATATGTAATATCCGTATCAATGTTATCATCGTCTTCCTCCTCCTTTTGAACCAATTCTACAAATCGCTTCACCGTAGCAGATTCTTTCTTCATATTATATTTTACAGGCTTGTTGGGATCTCTACCCTCTCCTAGAAGATCGCTAAAAACAATATCAAAAGAAGCTTCTCCCCGTTTCTTGGGTCGTGATGTTTCCTCCTCCTCCTCCTCCTCCTCACTCTCCTCCTCACTCTCCTCCTCCTCCTCCTCCTCTTCGCTCTCTTCATAACTTTCTTCAGAAGATTCTTCCACTAGTAGTTTTGATTTTGGAGCTTTTACAATACTTAAGGTGGGACTCACATGCGGTTTTTTGGGTTCCCCCTTTTCAATAATCTTCTTAATAATCTTTCTGGCCTTCTTTGCAGAAGATCGAACCGGTCTCTCCTCCTCAGAACTTTCAGTATAATCATAATCGATTAGATTAGGAACATTTCCTTTACTATCAACGCTACTGTCATCATCGTCACTGGGAGGAAGAGGTTGCTTCTTCTTCTTACCAGGTATAGGAATGGGAGCAGATCCTCCCTTTTTTGGCATTTCTACCTCCTTCTAGAATTCAATCCTTAGATTATTTGCGGTTCTTGCGATTCTTGCGATTCTTTCGTGTAACAACACGACGAATCATACTATTCGTACCATTTGTTACATTATGTACAACACGACCAGTTCCATTCGTAAAACTTTTAAGAGAATTGCGCACAATGTTTTTGGAACGTGAAAGAGCGCGGGTCGGGACATTCACCACCAGGTTCAACGTATTTTGCGCAACTTTGCTTACCGTATTTACCGCATCGCCAACAAGGTTTCCTAGCGTAGAAAAAACTCCACGACTTTTACGCGTAGAACGAACCATTTCTAAATAGGATAGATAAATTGTGGTGCGAGAACTTTATTTTCCTCCTTTCGTAATACTTTCAATAATATCAAGAAGAGCATATTTTGCCTGAGGTTTCAGACCGGGAGGAAGTTCTGAATTTTTCATAGCAGCAAACGTGGCCAGACTTCCCATCCACTCCCCCGTGGGACGCAGAGGAGTCTGACAGAGAATTTTTAAACATTCAGCATACGCTGTACACTGTTCTGTATATTTCTCCTCCGTTGAATGCTTCACAAGAGATTCTGCAATAAATTTTAACAAAGAGAAATACGATTCGGAAGGAAGTATGGGACCAACGGGTATTTCCGGTTCTTTCAAATTTACAAGTTCTGCAATGAATCGACTGTATCCCTTTCGACGACGAATCTGTTTCTGCTCCTGTAAGAAATCTTCATCATGATCACCAGTATATTTACAAGGATTTTTGATGTTATCAAAGATAGCAGAGAAGTTATCAAAGAGTTTTAGCATTTCAATTTTTACATGCGGATACGTCTTCGTCAAATCTTGTAAGAGTTTTGTACAAATTTTACAGAGAGGTACTGACATTGCAGCAGTTTCAAAGATAGAATTAACTACATAGGTAATTAAATCAATATCATCAGGATCTAGAAATTCTTTTAGAAAGTCTTTTACATCATCATAGGTGGAATCACTTATCTTGTTGATCCTTCCCGTAATTTTATTCTTTTCAGATTCTTCAAATGTCTTTTCCCTCTTTCCAGGTCGTCCATACGTTCCAAATCGAAATTCAAAGGGTTCCGCCGGAAGAACCGAAAGTGTACTTGAAACAGCTGGTACAGAAGAAGTCCTGAGAGGAGATACAAGCGGTCTAGGAGCAGGACGACCCATCGGTTCCGATCGTCCCCACCGGCGAACTTCTTGAAATCCTTCCGCATCAGGTCGTATGTCTCCTCGTAAAGAACTAAAATCACGAAATCCTGTGGATCCCCCTGCGGCTTTCATGTGTCTTGCAATGATTGCTTGAACTGCTGGTGGAATAGTCGTATACTCTGTTCGCAATGCATATACATCTCGAACAGAGGCAGGAATATCAGATACTTTCATCGTTTTTACTTCTCGACGCGCCATTTACTGGTTCTTTCTTGTTGTCTGTTTAAATCCTTCCGGTATTTATCAATTTTTAGCATCGCATCCCTTTTAGAATGCTGGGACCCTATGTTGCATCCGATTTAGATATTGAATCAATTAAAATTCCTACTCAAACATCGAGCGGGGCCCACCAATTTTTAAATCAATTAAAAAATCCAACCGCAGATATACCTTCTTTAAAAAGGATTCAAACTCCGTTATTGGCTCTTCGACGGGTGAATGCCTCTCCTCTCCAAACCGCTCTCCATACCTTTCAATCCACCGAATCAACATTTCAAGAATTTGGTTCTTCTACCGATCCCTTGGTAGAAGAAAGTACAGAACAGATTATATGGAATCCAGCATCTATGATGGGTCGACTTTGCAACCACTCTCCTCTCTTTTTGGAATCTATGATTGCTTGGAAAACATTGGCTCTTCCTGGAATTACAGTTCTCTCCCCCTTCTTTGCAGTCTTAGTACCGTATCTCTTTTTGTATATTCATGGAATGCAACCACCCTTTCAAGAATATCTAACTACTATTCGCGGAGTTGTACGAGGAGCTGTGACCGTACCCTCTCTCCTGAAAGCTAAAGGAGAGAGTGATCGTATTGGATTTATGTTAGAGTCTCTGTATATTTGTATCATGATTGGTATTTTTTTGAGTAGTATGTGGACCCAAGTTACGAGTGCATGGCATTTACGAACCATTGCAGCCTCTCTTCGAGAAAAAGGAACCCTCCTTCGAACTGGTATTACAGCTGCAGAATCTGTCTATTCAATTCTATCGAGTTATCCTACTAAAATACGAAAAGGACTACAATCCTTACTACTAGAGGGAGAGAAAGTGTTAGAGCCGTTTAAAAATACTACCGATTCTGGAATTGGCCTCTTCGCTAGACTATGGAATAATAAAGCTCCCTTAGAACCTCTTGTATCCTGGATTGGAAAAGTAGATGTTCATGCAGCCATTGCATCCCTTTCTACTATCTGTTTCCCCCGTTGGACTACAACTTCCCACATTGAATTCAAAGATTTAATTCATCCAACCCTCTTACATCCAATTGCAAATGATGTTTTAATTCAGAAAGGAGCCATTTTAACCGGTCCTAATCGTGGTGGAAAATCAACCTTCTGTAAAGCAATTGGCATCTCCCTCCTCTGTGCACAATCGTGGGGATTTGCCTTTGCCTCCAAAGCCCTTCTATCCCCTTTTAAAAGAATTGAAACCGCCCTCTCCCCCGCCGATACCTTGGGTCGTCTTTCCCTCTTTGAAGCAGAAATTGAATTTGCAAAATCAGTGGTAGAGGCTCCTGAACGTCCCCTGTTTGTTATGATGGATGAAATCTTCCACTCCACAAATGCTCATGATGGCGTGGAAGCCAGTCGCGTCTTCTTGAATCGATTGTACGCTCTCCCTCATACTATTTCTTTAATTAGTACTCATTATCGTGCCTTAGCAGAAGAGTTTCCAATCACTGCTTTACAAGCTGAAACCATCCCACAAAAAGATGGACTCACTTATACATATAAGATTCTTCCCGGTATTTCTACGGCCAGTAGCGTACTGGATATTTTGCGTGAAAAAGGATTGTTGAAAAACCAAACCCCCTCTACAGAACTATGAACCTTCCTGATTCATTCTACATTGCGTTGTGCATGACAGTGCTTTTGCTAGGTGTTGTCTATTGGTTTTGGACCCAAAATCAATTTCTTCTCCGTAAAATGAATCTACTTGAAAATATTGTGTATGAACTAAAAACTATTTGCAATACTCCTCCTCCAACCGCAGTAGAACCCGTTTCCTATCCTCCTGCTCCTTCTTCCGTCGTAGAGGATGAGGAACTTCACGAGGATCTGCTGCAGGAGGAAGAGGCCGCCCATCCTCTCCAGCGCCCTCCCTCTCCCCCCCTAGAAGATGATCTCCAGCCCGGTGGAGTGGGAAGTGGTATAGAAACCCCTCCAGAATCATCCAATCTGCTAGAATCAATGACAGTGAAGGAACTCCGTCGCCTGGCTGAACAGCGTGGAATTAAAGGAGGAGCCGAAATGAAGAAAAAGGAACTCTTGGTGGAACTTAAAAAGGGCGTCCCTGCTCCTTCTGTTTTATCAGCCTTTCAGGATGCAAAGGAAGAAACCTTGGGAGAAACCGATGTAGTGGAACTTTCATCGGCTTAATTATTTTAATACTATTCTAATCCTAATATAGAATGATAGGATTCTAAATAGGATATAGATAATTTGCATAGCAAATTATCTATATCCTATTTAGAATGTCACTAATAATACGGGGTGCAAAGCACCCCGTATTATTAGTTCAGATTCTAACAATAGAAGGGATTTTTTGCAAAGCAAAAAATCCCTTCTATTGTTAGAATGAGTCTCCTAGGCTATGCACCCGTTCCGAGTAATCGTCCCAACCCTGGGCAATGCTACACCACCCCCGATCCCCAGTTTGCCCGTGAAGGAGCTCCTGCCCGTATGGCCGATGGTCGCCTCTTTACCGATTTTCGCCCCACCTGCTCCTCCTACCCCGTCGCCGCCTGTGGCACATGGGGCGATAATGAAACCCGTCTCCGTATGACCAACGGAGCGTCTGATTTGATGAATGCCGGTCGCAGCATGATCTCCGCCAAAGTAGATCCTTCTTCCTGTGTGGATACGATGGTTCCTGAACTCTACCGCCGCGTCTGCACTTGGAAAGGGTGCAAAACCATTCCTGGACATTTTGCGGGAATTGGTACAGGTCGTGTCTATGTGGGAAGTGCTGCCGAGGCCAATCCGGCCACCTCCTCCAAACTCTCCGTTCCCCCTCTCCCTGGTACCTTTCCCCGCATGGGTCTCCCTCCTACCAACTGCTCCATCCCTGGCGGGAATGAAATTCGCGGCGGTCGTGTGAATACCTATTCCGCCCCTCGTGTTTAAAATTGATTGTAGGCTTCTCCATTTTGATAGATTTTCTAACAAAATGGAACTATATCATCCTACGTATTGGAGGGAACGTCCCCCTCTTCTAAACCGACGAAAAGTTCCTGCTTTTGTGGAAGGACACCCCCTTCCTCTTTTGATTCAAATTGGACAATATTATGAAATAGGATGCTGGACATTTGAAGAGGATGATACTAGCTATACTGTATCCATGTATATACTAAATTTTAGAGGAGGATTGTTTCCAGGCGAGATGGTGGGATATCCTGATGTCTTTCCGGATCGTATTGAGTTTCGATACTATGGAGCGGAAGCTCTTCGCGCTGCTCGACAAGCATCCCTGGCTGCACTCCCAGCAGGATTTGCTCGAATGAGAGAGAAGAAAATGGCCAAGGTCGTTGGCCGTCCACTTCCTCTGGAACTTGTTCTTGGCTGCATTCTGCCGTTTTTATAGTTCATCCCAGTTTGGATCCGTAAGGATCCAAAATGGGATTACAATTCATCCCAGTTTGGATCCGTAAGGATCCAAAATGGGATTACAATTCATCCCAGTTTGGATCCGTAAGGATCCAAAATGGGATTACAATTCATCCCAGTTTTGATCCGTAAGGATCAAAAATGGGATTAGAGTTCATCCTTCACAGAATACCCTCGTAGCATCGATTGCAAATAAGTTGTCTTTGCACAAAGAAGTTCTTTTTTATCACTGGAATACCATGTAAGAGTACATGCAAGAGTTCCTTTGGTATCAGGGGTTGGAACTGTCCCCACCTGTTCATGATCTCCTACCGTAATGGGACACGTCGTGGCCGTGCATAAATCAGAAGATTCCTGTAAAACAGGAAATCCATTTAAAATGCATTTATAATCAACACTTCCACTGGTGACAATCTCAGGGGCATGATAGACCATACGAAGAGTACCATTTTCTCCAGGAACTGGGTTGGAGGGACTAAAGTCGAGAGTATGAAGTGAAAAGAGAGCGGAAGGGGAAGAACAGTCTTTTACAGTGACAAGCGCAGAGACTGCGGTGAGGAGTAGGGCGCGTAACATCTTTCTCTTCTATAGAGAGAAAATGCTTCCACTCCTTCAATACGCAGCTTGTAAAATTGAGGAAGTTATTTCAGTTTCAAATAATAGAAAAATACCATGCCCTCGTACGGATTCCCCGAAGGAGATAAAAGTATTGAAGACCTCAAAGCCGCCTTCCCCCCTCTGGGTGCCCTCCAAATCTTCGCTTCAAATCCCACGTCCTTTGCCCTCTGTAACTAGTCGGACGCAAAATGTTCCAAGATCAAAACAGCTGTATTAAAATATGAAATCAAACTATTTATTCATGCCCCTTACATTATTAATCCATCGGGTGTCGATCGACATGCTATGATTGGCGATGGGAAGATTGGAAAAGCACCGCTTCAGCGGTTTGTGTCAGAGGTGTTCAAATATCATCCTCGTGTGGCGGTGGTTCTTGAGACTCCTGTAAAAGCAGGATCTCGAGAAGCAGAAATGGCGGTTGACTACGCTCGTCTAGACCTTTTACGCGTTCCTCTCCGATGGGGAGGATGCGGTTTCTTTTGTACAAATTCTCGTAAATCATAAAATACAGTTTCATCGGTATTCCAATCTCTTGTATCTTCTTTAATCTTTTTTAGTACTAACATAGTTCTACACTTTTTACAAATATCTATTACATGTTTGTAAGCACGTGTCACATAGTTACTAACTGCTGTAATTGCTTTCATTCGTTTATCATCGACAATTAAAATTCCACCAATTCGTAACATTTGAAGACAATAAAAGACATCCATAAGAGTGTAATCAAAAAGATGATATCCGTCAATAAGAGCTACATCTAATTTTAGTTTGCCATCTTCTGCTAAAGCAGGAAGAGCATAGACAGATGATTTTTCAATTAATCGTACCTGAGGTCCGAATCCAACCCGTTTCATATTTTCCATACCAATTCCTTCCCAGTGTCCATCACCAATTCCATATTGATTGGGGTCAAGTATGGTATGGCATTTTCCAGTATTTTTCATTCGTTGATGGTGTTCTGCAAAGACTAGTGCAGAAGCTCCATACGCAAATCCAACTTCCAGTGTATGGTTAGCATGAGTTTCTTCCAAAGCTTTTCGTAATTCTACGTGTTCGGGTGCTTTTGTTTGAGCATGTAATCGACGGTACTCTCCATCAGGAGTAAAAATAGCAGCAGATTGCAACATAACATCTAAAAATGTACGCGTTATCTCGGGATCCTTTTTAGGATTTTTACCGGTTAATATCTTCTTTACCTCTTCTTGTTTATCTTTTGGAAGAAGATCGTAATACATCTATCTATATTAAGTATAGTTAATTAATGTCTACGAGAACGGTTACGCCGTGCTATAAGTAGGATGGCATGGTTAACGTCCCTTGTTTAACGCCGACTACGCCCCACCAGCTTGGACACACCAATGGACTTGCTCACACTGGCGATACAACTGGAGACTTGGGTGTGGAAAACAAGGCAGAGGAGGAGAACGGCGGTAAGCAAGATCCACCAGGGTTCAATCGTGAAGGAGATGGGAATTTCGAAGGAGAAGCCTTTGGTGGAAGAACCGATGGAAGCAGGAGGGTAGGGGCTATAGGAGATTCCAATGGGATCACTCTCCCATCCACCTACTTTTTCAACTGTACAACAGGTAGCTGTATCTCCAGCCTGTGGAACGTAGGGTGCACCTGTTTTTTCATCTAAAAAATTGGAAACATCCATTGTGAATGTTTGCGGTAGTTTTGATACAGTCATTGCATTTGGTACCTGTGAACCAGGGTGACTATGCTCATTATTTGCCATATAATATTGCGACTGTTGCCCATTTCGAATAACAACTAAGATAAAATAGACACGACTTGTTTGCATAGTTCCAGTTAATGCTTCAATGGTAACATTTACATCACTACCAACAAATTTAGTAGATGTAAGAAGACCTCCCAATTTGCTACCAAGAGGAGGGCGTGCCATTTATAGTAAGGAAGAAGAAAATAAAACAGTTAAAATTATTTAAATGTTTTATAATCAAAAAATTATAATTTTTACATCATCTTAAACCCGCCTACCAGCTGAGAACCGATTGCCAGGCCTCCGCCCTGGCGCGCCGATAGACCAATAGAAGGGGAGAGGAGATCTAGGATGGCGAAGACGACGGAAGCGACGACGGAGACTGTAAGAATTTCCTCAATGTTGGGAACCTTGCGGGGGATAATGGTCATGGCGACCGCAACGGCCAGACCCTCGAGAAAGTACTTGATCGCACGGGAGGCGAGTTCAGCTGCATTCAGACCTTCCATTCCTTTATATTAAGGGATTCGAAAAAAACTAGATTCAAAGGGTCTTTTCGCGTTTAAAGCCTTCCCACCAAATCTCGGAAGGTACTAACAGGATGTCCACTCCCTCCACGGAAGAGAAGCGGGAAGTTTATTTGGAAGCCGACAAGGATATTCCGGGGCAGCATTATGTATGTCTCACTTTCTTGAGCCCGGAGAAGGTCCTTGCCAACAAAGATGTATTTATGTTTTCAGAATTCCTAAAGGATTATGAAATTCAGTACAAGATCAAGGCCACGGAGACCTTTATGATGAAGCAGGTCGCCAAGCTCCAGGCAGCTCTGGGGACCGCAACGGATACGGTAGAGAGGGTCGGACGGGAGAAGAAGGAAGGAATCACCGTGGAGGATCTCAGCGGGGCCTTTGTGGCGCTAAAGGACATTCGGAAGGATCTTACCATTGATATCCCTAAGGATCTGGAGGCGCATGTAAAGGCGGAGATGACCGATTTCAAGACTACCACCATTCAGGATGCCTATGATACGTATTTGTACAAGAATCGGAAGAAGCTGGAAGAAACTTTCTTTGCCAAGAATGCGTATAGAACCACAATTCGGGGATTGAAAGTTCGTGGTGTCTATGATACCTATGCAGAGGGAATGGCACGGGCGAAGACACTGCAGAAGCTGGATCCTGATTTTAACGTCTATGTCGGACAGGTGGGCTTCTGGCTTCCCTGGGATCCCGAGCCCAGTGAAGTACCGGATCAGGAATATGCCGACGATCAGCTGAATCAGCTCATGAAGAAGTACAAGGAGAATGAGTCGCAACGCGATGAGTTCTACGAGTCCATGAAGCGAGAACGGATTGGGGCTGCCAAGCCTCGTACAGCACCTCCTACCTTTGGAGCAGCAACAGAAGCTCCTACCGGAATCTTTGGAGAAGAGGATCCCTTTATGAAGCAAAAGAGGGCAGCGGCTGCTGCTGGTGCTACGGGTGCTACGGGTGCTGCTCCCCCTGCTGAACCCGTCTCTTCCACTCTTTCCATCCAGTAAATTAGAAATGAATATAGATGATGAAATAAAAAAATATTTTATTCCATCATTTTGTCAATGGAATTTTCAAGAATGTATTCTGTTTAAACAACATCCCATGTTTCCATTTTCAAGATTTCTTATAATAGATAATTCAATTATTTTAAGATTAATATATCATTGTTTCGATCGTTGGTCGTTTGTAAAAGTAGATAAACATTTTAAAGCAGATCCATCTGAAAAATTAACATTTGTTACAAATACTGAATTTACTCCATTATTAATTTCCATTTATAACATTCATGAAGTTTCTAAAGTATGGGAAATAGATCATATAAAGAATGAGAACCTTCCTTTTTTAAAATGAACGTTCTTTACCTTCAACCAGAGCCTGAGATGGTAGCTATTTACAAAGCAGCAGCAGACGCATATCTTGCTACTCCTTTTGCAGAACGAGATGCAGGATTTGATCTTTTTACAAATAAGAAAACTGAATTTGGACCCAGTCTTCCTACCAAACTTACCTTTGGTGTTAGAGCCGCTTATTATGATCTACGATTGGCAATGTTTCGGGCCTATTGGATGCTACCAAGATCCTCTATTTCCAAGACTCCTCTTCGATTGGCCAATTCCGTTGGATTGATTGATGCAGGGTACCGTGGGCCTTTGATCGCTGCATTGGATTGCCATACCGACCGATATGAATTGGATATAAATCAAAAATTTTGTCAACTCACCCGCCCTGATCTACTCCCATGGGATGCAATTCATATTGTAGAAACAATTCCTGGAGGAGCCACCCTTCGTGGAGAAGGAGGCTTCGGATCGACGGATCCCCTACGGGGATCTGGCGATTTGAGTTCGCGCAGTGAAAGCGGATCGACCGAGGTTAAAAAAGAAATAACTCCTTCTGACTATACTCATTACGGATGTTAGAAGTAATCCTCCCAACTCTCTTTTGTTTCTACTGCAGCCACTGTAG